GAGGGGGAGGAATAATTAAAGTATCTAAATTAATATCAAATACATAAGGATTAACTTGTTCCTCAACAATCCATAATGTTTGTTTTTCTTGTACACTTAAAGGTAAAGGTTGATATAATTTAAATAATATTTCAAATCCACCTGGATCTGGATTTAAAGCAACATTAACTGCTACATATTGAGTGTTATCTCCAAAATTTAATAAATAGTCTACATAATAGTCTGAATTGTTGATTTTACTTATTAAATCTACAGAGGCACTTTGAATTTGTTCATTTGTCAATGTGGTAGATGCTAATGCTATTTCTGTTCTATCTTGAGAAATAGTTTTAACAAATAAAGCCTCATTAATAAAGTTAGATATTTTATTTTGGAAGAAATTATATCTAACAGAAAATTCACCTGATGTATATCCTAAATCTTGTAAATCTTTAACAGGATCTATTTCAATAATAGGAAATAATGAACTAGTTGGAGTAGCTAAAGTTGATTCAATGCCTACATCAGTAGTTTGTATTCTACCTCTAGTATTAGGAAAATCGCTTACAGCAGGGGTTAAACCACTAGTAGAAGGTAATTTATAGCTAAGATAATTATAATTTGTACTTAAGAGATTACCTGCGATATCATAAACATAGTATTCAATATAGTCATTTGTTCCACCGAAATCTTCTTGTAGATTTCTAGAGGCAATCAAATTGGTATCCTCTACAGAATAACGCGAAACTGTAGTTGTATTTATAATACTACCTGTTATTTTAATGTTGTTAGCCATTATCTACTAACTTGTTTTAGTTCGTTTAATGCTGTTTGAGAATCTAATACTTGCTGTCTTAAAGCCGTAATTTCATCAAGCAATGCTTGAATATCTTCTTGACTAATTATTACACCTAAATAATCAGCTTCTTTTTGCAAAATATATCTATGTGACTCAGCATCTCCTTCTTTAGGGATCTGATAAAATAATTGTTCATATAAGGTAAAGAAATCCTCAAGAGTAAAAGTAGGGGTAGGTGCTTCAACTTGTTGATTTAATAATTGACTAAATTCAGTATCAATTACTTTTCCAAATTGATCCTTATTAAATACTTGTTTTTCTATTGGAATTTGAGACGACATTATCTTGTAACTTTAAAGTAATAATTTTCATCAAATACTATGGTTTCACCATTAGATAATACTGACTTAAATAATAGTTTGTAATATCTTTCTGGTTCTAGCCCATTCATATATACATTAAAATAACTACCACTTGGGTCACAGCTAATCTTAGTATATGTTGTGTCATAATCTACGACAATTTCTTCAGTATCCAAATCTTTTATTGACCAGTATGAAGAAGAAGGTAAAGCATAATTTACTAATGCATATCCAAACGATGATGTTTGAAATAATCTTGGTGGATATTTTTCTCTAACTTTAATATCAAAGCGTTGTACTGAGTCTTGTTGATATGTATTTTTATTATTACCTAGGCTAGCATAATATAAATTAGAGTCCATTACTGCTTGAGTACCTACATTGTATGTAAAATCGTCCCATCTAATCTCTAGAGCAGGAGGATAAATTGTATGGGTAGTATCTGAAAAATATTTAGTTTCAAATTTAGACGATGTAGTGAATTCTATTGAACTGCTATGTTTAAGGATAAAACCATAGTTAGCAATGGAACTACTATTCCAAGCATTTACAGTATTAGTTACTTTTAGTTCAATATCTTTATCAGATATCCTTGTAAAAGATTGAGTAGCTTGATATTGTGATCCTGTCCACCATAATCCTCCACCTACATTTGATCCAGATTGATATGATCCTGTTTGACCAGCAGGAAAAGCAAGTGGATTAAACCATACACCACTTCCACTTTCTTGAGTATACCCCCAACTTACACCGTCTGTAGTAATAGGTAAATTGGCTAATCTACCTGTACCTACATTCCAATCTGCAGCTAAAGGATGACAAAATATTTTATAATTTAAAGGTAAACTAGAAGCATTAGCTAAATAAAATTTCAAATAAGCATCAAAACTAGCTGTACCTACTTTATTAGTAATAATATCATTTATTTCACTATCTGGAAATTTAGTTATTATACGTGATACTTCGTTAGTACTAGTAATAGATTCAAAAGTACTAAGCTCTAATATTTCATCTAATCCAGTGTTTAATGTTGGATAATATGAATATAAAGTAGCACTTTTTTCAGGAAATATTTTATATACAGCCATTGCTTGTTATTTTATGCTAATAAGTGATAATATTCTTTAAAGTGCTTTTGACGATCAGCTAAACCAATTGTACCACCATTAACGCATTTAGTAACAGCTAATACAGAGGCATCAGAAGCATCTTTACACCTGCCTAAACAGTTCTTACTAAAGAACCAAGCAGCAGATAATAATGGATATTTTGTAGCAACTAAATCAGGATTTGCAGCGATATCTACACCAATTGCTTTACCAAACGCAGTATAATTTTGCTTACCAGTTAATTGAATATAACCGCGTCCACGGAATTTAAACCCTTCACCTGATGCTTCATCGCCATTACCCATACGAGATGCATAAACACGATTAGCAATTTTTTCTGGTTTACGCTGATATTGTTCAGCTAATACAGCTGTTGGGAAGTATTTCTTAAAAATACCTTGTAATCCCTTAGCGCTATAATTTAAATTTTCATTTACAACACGGAATCCACCTGATTCGTGTCCACATTGAGCTAAGAAATGTGCTAGCTCAACTGGGGTGTCAATTCCAAATTTTTGCATTACATCAGGAATCTGAGCGATTACTGTGTCTGGTACATGTCCTTTTAATTTATTTAAATTCATACTTTATAATTTTTAAAATGGTACAACTCTTCCTTGAATATCAGTATCTGGGAATCTAACTTCAAATATGCTTGGGTCTACTGAAGGATAAATATTACCTAATCTAATAGCCCCTGGAATGTCATAAGCATAAGGAGAATAATTTCCGCCTTGTTTGTTTACTATTTCAACCTTAATAACATTCTGTACACCCTTAACTTGTAAAAGCTTAGAAGTAATATCAGCAAGAATAATAGGTTGGTTAATACTCCATTTGTCTATACTAAAATGATCTTTTAAGGCTAAAATACAATTTGTTACTACATCATTATTGCTAGATCCACTAGCTACTACAATATCAAAATTAACTCCAATATTAATATAGAAAGCATCTTTAATGTTTATAGCATCAGTAACCATTCTAAATTCATTAATATAAGATGCTAAATTATTTTTTAATGTAGTAGAGGCTGCTGTTAGTTGTTTATTAGAATTATATGCTAAAACATACATATCTAAAGACAATGGATTATTTTCTTCTGTAGTTGATACAGTTGGTGTAGCTAATGCTTTACGAACAACATCTTGTGTAACATATACTTTAGATATTGATCCATAATCAGAAGGTAATGATAATGCTCTTACCATATAATCCTCTCTAGTTACAGCACGTAATTGAGATTGATAAGCATAAAATGCGTTATTGCGAATTTCTTCTACTTGATCCCCATCTCTACCTCCTAATGATGGAGAAGAATTATTAGATGCTATGCTATCTATAATAGTAGTAGCTAAAGGTCCTGTAACTCCACTAGGGAAATATGCTGTTGTCTTATCTATAATAGTTAATGCATTAGAAGGAATATTAGATGTTATACCTCCACCCACTAAATATCTTATTATAATGTTATTACTTGGTGCTAAACCATACTCTTGAGTAAAGAATACTGAAGCCTGGTTAAAATTATTATATAGATTAGAAATACCAGGTACTAATCCAAGTTGAATGTTATCTGGGTTAGGTATAATTGTATTATCAGCAGCATTAGCTACTCCTGCTCCAAATTCTAATTGTAATGTATTATTAGATAAGAAACGTGATACATAACGACGAGGTACTCGTCTTAAATTAATTAGATAAGGAACACCATCACTTACTGAGTTTGGATTTTCAACTTTATCAAATATAGTAGATTGAGCTAAATAAGGTACTTCATACCAACTGTTGCTTTGAGTATCAGTAGCATCTAGTATCTGTAATATGTTTGTATCAGTAATAGTAGCTATAGAAAATTTTTCTGGGGTAGAAAATGTTAGAGTGGTTGATTTAATTTCTGCTGAAATAGCAGTAACTTGTTTTTTTAAAAGAAAATAATTATTATCTACAAAAGTAATTTCTGCACTTCCTGTATCTCTAAAATCTATCTTATCTGTAGTAATAAATTTAGTGCTGTTAGTAGTTGAAGTTAATTGTGTATTTTCAGGTACAATTAAAGCATATCTATAATCAGGTACTAAATTACCACCTGAACCTGAGGTAGGAATTAATTGGTAAATATCAACAATAGCATTTGAAGCATAAGATACTTTTGGACGATATCCTAACATATAGGATAAAGCATATAAATTTTCTTTTTCCTTAGCGTATAATAAAAAATTTTCTTGGACCTGAGTGTCAATATAGAATGATGATACATCTCCTATATATGAGGCTAATTCAATGAATAAATTACCAGGTGTAGCCTCAGTAAAGTCATTATAAACTGTTGGAAAATAAGTTTTAGCATAATTTATTAAATTAGCCTTAAACTCAGGAAACGTTTTATTTAAATATGATACACTATTATCTGCCATTTTATAAGAATTGTACTGTAATTTGATCAGAGGTACCTGATATTTTTAATTTATATTTAACTGTAACTGATACAGCATTATTATCAGGTGTATTAATATCTACTACTACATCTCTTATTTGTACTTCAGGTACAAATATTTCTACATTAGTATTAATTAAATCAGTAATAGTATCTACTATATTTTCGTTTATACCTTCAAATAAAGCAGTTCCTAAATCAGCACCAAACTCCGGATTAAATACTCTTTCACCTTTATTAGTAAGTAAAAGATTAAGTAAATTAGATTTAATTTGATCCTGTGTACTATAAGTACTATTAAATGGACCTGATGGGCCATTAAAAGGTAAAGATACCCCAATAGCAATGTTTCCTTGCAAATCTAGTGGATTAACACGTACTGTTTGAGGTATTGGCATATTATCCTAAATTTCTTAATCCTGATTTATCTTGAGCAGTCATATTAT